TTGCGCAACTGGTGACATTCCGCTTCCAGACTTCGAGCCTTGTGAGCCTTGCCTCACCTCCGTTGCTGTGGATGGAGTGACCATCACAGGGAACGGCACACCAGCCGATCCGTTGGTTGCAATTGGCGGAGGCGGTGGCACGCCATTGCGGACTCAGGAAGAAGGCACGAACGTAAGCACCAACACCACAACATTGAACTTCACCGGTGCAGGCGTTACGGCTTCGCTAACTTCGCCTGGAGTGGTTGAGGTGAATGTGCCTGGCGGTGTTGGTACACTTGTGGCCTTGCCATTTAGCACGGACCATTTAACGGCAACAGGCAATGCTTATGCGATTAATGATGTGGTGTATTACTTAGGCAATGTTTACCGCTGCATTGCAAATAACGATTCGATACTTCCAACGAACGCAACTTATTGGACTAACCTCGGAGCAGGCTTTCCGCTTGTGCAACAGCCTTCCGATTGGAACTCAACAACTGGCAACAATCAGATTTTAAACAAGCCAACAATCCCTGCTACAATTGTTGAAGACGTAACCGCAACCGCGCCGCTAAGTTCTACGGGTGGCGCTACGCCTGATATTAGCATAACGCAAGCGGATAGCACTACGGACGGCTACCTCAGCTCTGCCGATTGGAATACCTTCGATGGGAAGTTCAATGTGCCAACAGGCACGGCTTCCGACTACCTCGATGGAACGGGAACGCCTACGCCGTTTCCTGCTTTGACAAATGGAACGGTCACATCGGTAGCGGCAACCGTTCCAACACCGACTAACCCTGCGTTCAGCGTTAACGTGCCGAATAATACAACAACTCCGAGCGTGGATATAACCGCAAACGGAGTAGTGAGCCAGTACGTTCGAGGCGATGGCAGCCTTGCTAACTTTCCGCTTGGCGGCGGTGGTGGTGCTTCGGTTAACTACTACCTCAACGGCTCAATCAGTCAGGGTACAATAGGCGGCAACCAATACTTTGAAATGAGCCGCGTGCCTGTACTTGGTGGTGGTACGAACTTCACGCGCACCAACGCTCAAGGCAATGGCTACATCGCGCAATTCATAACCGATGCAGGCGACCCGAATCTCTTAGCAATCCCTTCAGGCAATTGGAACTTTGAAACCTATTTTAACGCATCGAGTGGCGGTGGTAGTCCGAGCTTTTACATTGAGCTTTACAAATACGATGGCGCAACCTTTACGCTCATATCTTCAGGTGCTACAAACCCCGAAGCGATTACAGGCGGCACGGTGGTCGATTTATATGTAAGTGCGCTTGCAGTACCAAGCACGGTGTTACTTGCAACAGATAGGCTCGCAATACGCATTTTCGTAACGCCATCGGGGCGCAATATTACGCTGCATACGGAAGATAACAACCTTTGCCAAGTAATCACCACGTTCACCACAGGGCTAAACGCACTAAACGGCTTGACCGCGCAAGTGCAAAACTTTGCAACTGGGACGGCTGGCACGGATTTCGGCATCAGCTCGGCAACGTCAACGCATACATTTAACTTACCAACAGCAAGCGCAAGCAATAGAGGTGCGCTTAGTTCGGGCGATTGGACTACATTTAACGGCAAGTTTAACACGCCAAGCGGCACGACCTCGCAGTATGTTCGAGGGGATGGCACGCTTGCAACATTCCCGACCTTGCCGTTGGTATATAAGTCGACTGTAAATAGTGCATCATTCACAAATAATTTAAACAATGTAGCCTATACCCAGTTAATTACTGCCAATACATTTGCTGCTGGTGATATTATTCGAGTTAATTATAGAACCAAAAAAGTGGGGACAAATGGAACTCAAACAGTAAGGATTTATGCGAACACTACGGCTAACTTAAGTGGCTCACCAATTTTATTAGGCGTATTTGCAAATGCAGGTGCAATTTCGTTTTTAACAAATCAAATGCTTCGACACTTAGTTATAAAATCAAGCACTAATAATACAGAGATTTTTTCTACATCGTTTACTACAAACGCAAGTGATTACGGTTTGTATAATTCAATTACATCAGTTATTGTAAATTGGACTGTTGACCAATATTTAGTTTTTGCAGTTCAAAATAGTGGGGCTACTGATACGAACGCAGGCTCATTCTACTTAATCGAAAAACTATGATAAACGTAAACATCACACAAACATCTGTACAATTCTTCTCATCCGTTGCAGATGGCGAAATCGCTGCGAAACTAATTGCACCCAATTGGGAACTTGTAGATAGCGAAAGCCTGCACATTAGTTGTGAGGCTGGGGTGTATTGCTTTTCCACAACAAGCACGACATTCAATGACCATCAATTTGATAATTCAGAACAAGCCTTGAAGTATTTAAATTCTTTGTAACTTTGCATAAACTCAACAACTATGGCAGGCGTTAAAGTAACCGATTTAACCACGTTAGGCGCAGCAGACCCTACGGATGTGTTTTACATTGTGGATACAACTGCGAATCAATCCAAGCAGATTGAGGTTCAAGACATTTATTCAGGGATGCCGCAGTTCGACAGCGGACAATTCACGCCAACGGTATCGAATGAAACGCCCGGCACTACAACCATAGACATGAAAGGCGGTCAGTTTAGCCGCGTGAATGATATCGTGACAATGAATTGTTGGTTCGAGGTTCAGTTCGGCGTTTCTGATTCGACTGTGACATTCAATATCAGCCTGCCTGTTGCTTCGAATTTCACGCAAACAAAGCAGCTCATGGGTATCGTAACAACAAGCGAGACCGCTGGCACATTTGATGCCGGTGCAATTGTGGCAAACACTACAAGCGACTTGGGAGAGATAACCGTATTCGGTACAACTGGTGCCACGATTATTTACGTGCACGCGATGTTTCAATACCAGATACTACCATAATGCGCTCTACCTCGCTTCTCGGTCTGAATCTGATTAAGAAGTACGAGGGCTTGCGGCTTAGTTCCTACCTTTGCCCTGCTGGCATTCCGACCATTGGCTACGGCAGCACGCGCCACCCGAACGGCAAGAAAGTTTTATTAGGCGAAAAGCTCGCATCTGAAAAGGAAGCAACTCAGCTTTTACTCGCTACCCTTGAACCTTTCGAAGCGGCGGTGAATAAGCACTTGCCATCATTGAATCAATGCCGGTTCGATGCGCTTGTGTGCTTTGCCTACAATGTGGGCGTTGGTGCGTTGGTGAAATCCACGCTACTCAAGAAGGCAAAAGTTAACGCAGCCGACCCGTCAATACTGGATGAGTTTCTGCGTTGGAATAAGGCAGGCGGCAAGGTGCTTTCAGGGCTAACCAATCGCAGAAGGGAAGAGGCAAAATTGTACTTCTCACTTTGTAACTTCTGAGCCATTATTGCCCAAACGTAAGGCAGCAATTCGCGTAAACTTAACTATGCGAAAACGGGCTACCAAACCAAGGCGAATCATAGACATCATTGTGAAGCATTGGCGTGGCACAGTTGGCAGCCTCATGATACTTATTTCAATCTTTTTGCTAATCTTTAAAGTCATATCCACCGAAACACTCGCGGCAATTGTAGCAACCCTAATCGCCGCTGGGTACATTCCAAAAGCCAAAGACGATGCAGCAAGTTCGTAGAGATACCGTTAAGATTGCACGCCACAACAAGGTTCACATCGACACCATGAGTTGGGAAGTTGCAACTGCTGACACAAGCTTCGCGCAAGCTAACCGCGAAAGCTTCGAGTTTGTCATGGCACAGCCCAAGCCAGTGCGTGAACTTACCGCATTCGACACCATTCAGCCCTGTGATGTATCTTTACTTGCAGAGCCAACGTACTACACCATCAAACCTCAGCCTGTAAGAAACACGCAAGAATTGGAAACGCCTATGAATTACGATATACTTTTGAACGGTGTTGTGTTTAGTTTCACGCTTTGGCTTTCTGCTAAGTACCTCATGACTTGCGGCGCAGCTTGGCGTGCATTGATTTCGGATTTGCGAGCAGTTTAGTTTATCTTTGCCTTATGGCAAGCCTGCACATCCTTGAGTCATCGATTGACCTCTTCTATGTGATCACCGATAAGGATGGCAATATCGCCGCCTCCAATGAATTGTTCAAGGAGTACAGCAGCCACATCAAGCCGAGCAACATTCTTGACATTGCAGCCAATGACTCGGACCGCGAAGAGCTGCTTCAGGCAATCAGGAAGTCGCAGAAGAAATCACCCGATCCGATTCGGACCTATGCAAAGACAAGGCAGAAGATGGCATCTGAGAGGTACAATATGTGGAATGTTTACTCGATTGTGGACATGCTGCACTTCATCGGCATTCAGCTTGTCGATGTGACCTCCATCAGCAACCATGAGCATGAACGCCAGAAGATACTTCTGGAAGAGTTCCGCTTCATGCTATCGCACGAACTGCGCCAGCCATTGACTTCAATCGGTGGCTTGGTGAAGATGATGGTTGAGCACACCAATGCAACGGAACAGGAACGCGAAGATGTGATGAAGATACTTGCCAATAGTGTGGACAAGCTTGATGATGTGATTAGACTATTAGTTAAGAAAGCAACCAGGCAAATATGAACTTACCGGCTACCGACTGCGAATGCGATGAGAGACTTGTGAAGGTGCTGGCAGTTTACATAGCCGAAAAATCGATGCCGCTTAAGGTGGCAGCGGATATCTTGCTTAATGAATTGCGAAACAAAGACGAGTACCTTAAACGACTTAACGAACTAATCCTATGCACAAGAGCAACATTGGCACACTGAGCCTATTGGCAATCTGCTTATTCATTCTGCTTCTGCTATTGCGCACATGTGGCGCATTGCGTGAATCTGAAAGCAATGCGATGTATCTCGATTCACTGAACTCGGAGTTCGCTGTGCGCATTGCAAAAGACAGCTCGAAGATTTACTCCCAAGGCATCCAGCTTGCAGCGGCTGGCACTAAGCTAAGAGCCTTGGAACTGCGCGAGCCCGAGGTGGTGGTGCGGTACCAGACGAAGACGGTGCTTAAGACGGAGCTGCAACTTGCCGAGCCAATATACATTGACAGCTTTCCTCATTTGAAATTGCCAAGGTCATTCGGGCGAGAAGGTAAATGGCTATCGATTGGAGGCTCAATAAACCGCTTAGGAAGGCTTCAGATTGATTCAATGATTATTCCGGTAGCTTATACAGTTGCAATTGGAGATACGCTGCGTAAGGGCTTGCTATGGCGCAAGCGTGATAAGGTGGTCCGCATCCAAGTTGACAATCCTTATGTGAACGTCACAGGAATCAACAGCGTGATCATCGCACAGCCTCCGAAAAAGTGGTACGAGACACGGGCCTTCGCATTTGCGCTCGGAGGGATTACGGGTTTCGCGATTTGTCGCGCAAAATAATTGGCTTGATTTTCAGTTAGTTGCGTAAAATTACGCTGGTGGTTTGCTTTTTTGTTTGTTTAGGTATTGTGTATTCAAAAGATAGGTGTACATTTGTCAAACAAAACAACGATAAAAACACACAGCCATGATGACATTCGAAGTTACTCCGCAGTTAGCCCTTGAGATTAAAAAAGAAATTGCTAATTGTCAAATAATTATTGCGAAAGAAATGCAAATTTCAGAAGACCTTAGATACTATCATGTTATTGAAAGTAATCAAAAACACATTCAAAAATTAAGACAAGCTTTAACTAACGGCTTTCTATAACCCCCACGGGCGGCTAACCACCGCCCACCTTTTCCGCAACTTTTAAACTAACATACACATGAACACACAATTATCAACCTCAACAACCTTCAAGAATTGGAAGGGCACTGAATTCTTTCATTACAATCACTTAACCGGCACGATGGTCATGATTGTTGACGATGGCTGCATCAAAGGTCTCTACACTCGATGCGACTCTCAAGCGGCGAATCTTTCACGCCAATTTCATCGCAGCATGGAGCATGGCGTTCCACCTGAAAAGCGAATCTATGACCCTTGCAGCATGGAAGAGTTTCACAATCACTTCGCAAAAGTTACCGAACACCTTCACGAAAATTCAACTCAAGCACTTTTAACCTCAATTTAATCTTTTAACCATGAAAGCACCAGTAAACTCAGGCAATGGCGCAAGCCGCCAA